CAACGAGAGGTTACAAGAATGATTGCGCAATTTAAAAGCGTTCTATATACGAAATTAGAGTCAGAGGCGCCGCCAGTTTTGGAAGGTCAAACCGCGGCAGATATTCAATTACATTTACGCGAAACAATTGGCGAAGCATGTGAACAATTACACGATGGAAAATGGGCAGCTCATACGTTGAACAAGTAGCAAGGGCAGCAATTCGGCCGCGCTCAACCGATCCGCCTTGGATGTGGGCAGAGAAAAATATTACGGTTGATAAAACGTCGCCATTTCCCGGCAAGTATAAATCAACAACCGCGCCTTGGACAATGGAACCGATGGAAGTCTTCGCAGATAACCGGGTTCGTGAATTGTCAATAATGTGTTCGGCCCAATCTGGAAAAACGCAAATGGTGATGATCTTGTTGGCATGGGCTATTGCTGAAGATCCCGGCCCGGCGATGTGGGTGCAAGCAGCACAAGACGAAGCAAAGACATTTGCCAAAACTCGTTTAATGCCAACGCTTGAATCATGCGCCCCGGTTGTTGCGTTGTTCCCCGAAGATCGACATTCTAAAACAACGCTTGAAATTAATTTTGCCTCGATGCCTTTGGTAATCAACGGCGCCAACTCACAAAGCAAATTACAATCAAAGCCGATTCGTTGGCTATTCTTGGACGAGGTGCGCAACTATCCGGCCGGCGCGTTTGAAATGGTAAGCAAAAGAACGCGGGCGTTTTGGAATGCGCGAAAGGTTTTAATCAGTACACCAAACGAAATTGATGACCATGTTGACCGAGCTTTTAAAGAAGGTGATCAAAGAGTGTATTTAATCGCGTGCCCCGAATGCAACGAACGACACGAACTAGAATTTGAAAATTTAAAATGGACAACGGACGAAACAACATTTCGCAAAAACAAATGGGACTATGACGCATTGACGCCAACGATTCGTTACGTTTGCCCGAAGTGCCAAGCAGAGTTGCCGGATCGTCCAGACATTAGAAAGAAAATTGCAAACTCGGGAATATGGAAAGCAACAAATCCAGATGCCCCAATGCAAAAAGTTTCTTTTCGTTGGTCTGCTTTATTGCCGCCTTGGGTTCGTTGGTCTGATTTGGTGCAAGAGTTTCTTGCGTCAAGGGCCGCGATGAAACTTGGATCAATTGAACCGTTTAAAACGTTTCGTTGTGAATCGCTTGGGTTGCCTTGGTCAACTGAGTTGACTGAAGAGGACGTAGAAATTGATTTGCCAAAACACGATGACGCTTGGCCTTGGAAGGATGAAAAATATCGGTTTGCAACTGTCGATGTTCAAAAGGATCACTTTTATTTTTTGGTTCGTGCATGGTCATCGGAAGGAAAAAGCCGGCTTGTGTATTGGGGCAAGCCTACAAGCTTTGAAGACTTGGAAGCATTGCGCGAACAATACAACGTGGAAAAGCATTTGTTGTTTATCGATGCCGGCTATAATGCCAACCGCGTTTATTCAGCTTGCAACGAATACGGTTGGACATGTCTTAAAGGCGGCGCCCAAAAAGATTTCACACACAAATCAAGAGACGGAAAAACCTTAAAGCGTGCATTCTCTCAAAAGGTTCAAATCGATCCCGGCCAAGGAACAAGCAAGCAAGGCCGGCTTAAAGTTGTTCCCCTTTTCCATTGGTCAAATCCTACATGCAAAGACATTCTTGCAAACTTGCGCGATGGCAACGGCGCCGAATGGTTGGCCTACGCTGAAGCCGGCGAAGATTATCAAGCGCAAATGTTTTCAGAAAAAAAAGTTCAACGGCACGACCGCGTTGGCCAAGTGGTTTACGAATGGCGCAAGATAGGCAAGCGACAAAACCACCTTTGGGATTGCGAATGTATGCAAATCGTTGCGGCGCTTATGGGCCGGGTATTGAGAGATTTTTAGAAATACGTTTAACAGTTTCAAACTGATAAACGTAATAAAACCCCCAATAAATAAGCCTAAAAAGCTTTTTTAATTTATTTTCACTTTTCCTATTGACTAAACCTAACAGTTAGGTTTTACTTTGTGCATGGACGCAATACAAAATGAAACATCCAGAACAGGAATTAATGAAATCGATTACAAAATTGATTGGATGAAACGCAAAATAAAAGAGTACGAAGAGGCAAAAGAAAACAGAGACAACATTGATGATTGGCGTGAAGCTGATATTATTGAGGAGCGTTTAGAAAAACTTATCAATAAAGCAATTCGGATTGCTGTGGTTAACGTAAGCACTAGGCACCCTGATAATAAAGAAGCTTTAAGTTATATGACATGGCTGGATATATAACAATAGACTAAACCAAATTTTGGATAATCAAAAAACAAACAAACAAACCAAACAAAAATGAAAACAGAAACAATGACAGCAAAGGTACTTACGAAAAAAGACGGAAGCTTCAAAGCTTATCAATATTCTTTTAACGGTGAAGTGATTCGCACGGGCAAGCGTTTTTATCAAACCGCCTTTATTTACGGACGCAATCAAGATGAGCTTGCAGCACAACGCAAGGCTAACAGAGAATATAAAGCTGGGCGGTTTGAATGGACATTTGGCAAAACCCCTACTTGGGCAAAATATTGGGATTATGAAAAATTTATCATCCAATGGGAAGAGGGCCAAGGATGTGCCGAGTATTTTGACGAGCGATAAGTTTAACTAGAAAAAGAAAGGAACCAAACAAAATGAAAATAGAAAATAAAACAGAAATCGAACAAGCGGCAATAAGCGTTTGCAAGTGTAATATATACGAATCGTGTCCGCATTGTTTTCATACAACTACAATTGGAGGCTTCAAGGTAGGAACTAAAATGCCAGAGGGTTACAAAGTAAACGACCGTAGCTATTATAAGATAAACAACTAACCAACAAGAAAAGAACCAAACAAAAATGAAAATACAAATTAAAGATCGATACTTTCACGACACAAATTCAACATATGATAAATGGGTTACTGAAATTCACGAATACGAACCAACATTAGAAGACGCTAAAGAATGGGCAAAAGAGGAAGAGGGAAACGGGCAAGGGCAATTAGTGTTTATTCAATTAGTAACAGAAACAACAAGCGTTGATGTAATTGATAAATATGTTCCAAGAATAGAAAAGGAATACGAACGCTTATTAAGTGAAGAAATGGAAAGGGAAATAAACGAACATGGCTTTGCTTATATAATCCACAAATATTTTTCAAAGAATGAAAGACTTGCAACCATTCAAGACGTTGAATCATCAATTGGCATTTATGCGGAATTGTTAAAAGAAAAATTAAAAAGGTTAAATAAAATACAATGAACAAAATGAAACCAAAATATAAAGCAGAGTTTAGGGCAGACGGTGAGACTAAATTTGAAACTAGATATTACGAGACAGTAGAGGAAGCGCAGGACGCGCTTGCTAAACGTATTGGATACTTTCCTTACCTTGGACAAGTTTCTGGAGATGTGCGCGACTCTGACCTTGGATATTGCGATGCTGCTCCTCGTTGCGGTGGGCAAGTGGATATATGGGAAGGCCCAGCACCTTGGGGTAGAGCAAAATATCCAAAATCGTTTAACTGCGAGTAGAAAGAAACCAAATGAAAATGAGATTAAAAATAAATTATATATATTTTGAAAACACGAAAGGCGAAATTGTTAACCTTTGGAATACTAATAAAAATAAATGGGTTTTAATTGAAAATCTTTAAGACAATGAAAAAATCAAACAACATGACACCAACTTGGGCCGGAATTGTTCCGGCATTGCTTGAAGCTTACGCAAGCGCAAGCCCAATGAAACGCGAAGACATCCGCGCCGAGTTTTTAAAAATGGCAAAGGCGGCAGATTTGTATAATAAATTGCCGGACCCATTGAAATGAGCAACCACAAATGCCCACATTGCAATAAGCCAATTAATATTGGGCAAATCCTTGGAAGCGTAACCAGCGAGGCCAAGGCGGCAGCATCCAAGGCAAATGCAAACAAACCGCCGGCGCCGGGCAAGAATCCCCGCGGGCGTCCTAAAAAACTACCCTTGAAATGATTTAATATTGCCCTTGAATAAGGGCGCCTTTTTAAAGGCTATTTAATAACCTACCTCACAGCGCCCGGGCATTTAGCTTGGGCGTCTCTCCTTTTACCCCTTGAGTTGTTGGAAATATCCGTATGATTGCGGAATGGCCGAGGGTTTATTTCTCGATTTTACAACGTCTGAAATTACTACAATTTTGGCAAAAGCTAAAACGCTTTTGACTGAGGGTAAAACTATGATGAGCTACGGCGTTGGCGGAAGGAATGCAACAAAACAGTTTACATTGCCGGTTGATCAAATCTTGCGCGAATGCCGTTACGCTCTAAAGCGAAAAGATCCGGCAACCTATGGTTACGCATCAACAAGGACATACGCTAAATTTAGATGATAAAAAACTTTTTCAAAAAGCTTGGATACTTGTTTGACCATACAAACGTCAACCATCGTTTCCGCAATCCGATTCGATCTTTAACACAAGACACGCCGGCAATGATACCGACGGGCACACATCAACAATTGATAAGTGCCGGGCGTTGGCTTTTTGGAAACTTTGCGCCGGTTCGTGGTGCCCTACTTGAGCAAGCAACTTATTCGGTTCAACCGTTTGTTCCGCAATATGTCGGACCCGATAAGGAATGGGGCGTTGAGGCTGAAGCATGGCTAAACGATTGGCATAAAGTTATGGACATCCAAGGCAAAGCCGATTTCGAGGAATTGCTTTATCTTGCATTGATCGGAATAAAACGCGATGGAGATATTGGCGTTTTGTTAACTGAAACACGGGGCAAATATCCAGCAATTCAAATGGTGCCGGCGCATCGAATAGGATCTCGCACAAATGGAGTAATTGAGAAGGGACCATTTAAAGGCCGACAAATAACCAACGGCGTAATTTCAAACGCAAACGGCCGGGCAATCGGTTATGAATTAACCAACGGCCGGCGCATTAGTGCAACTGATTTGAGTCTTTGTTTTTTTCCAGAATGGTCGGACCAGAACCGCGGGTTGACTCCTTTGGCTGGAGTTGTTGCAGATTTGCAAGATGTTAAAGAGTTGAGGCAATACGAATTAACCGCGCAAAAAGCACAAGCATCAATAAGCCTGATTGAACACAATGAAAACGGCCTTGCTGATGACAGTGAAGCGTTTATAGAACAAACCATTGAATCAAACGCGCTTGATACAACTGTCGAGACTTTGGAAGGCGGCGCAATACGTTATTTTCGTGCCGGATCAGGGGCAAAGATTGAAACTGTAGAATCTAATCGACCCAGTAAAAACGCCCAAGAATTCGAGGCGACAATTATGCGGGCCGCCTTTCAAGCTTTAGAATGGCCTTTCGACTTTAGTTTGGACCCGTCAAAAATTGGCGGCGCGGTCGTTCGTTTAGTTGCTGCAAAAGCTCAAAGAACAATCGAAAAAAATCAACGCTTAGTTCGTAAACTAGCAAGGCGCATTGACGGTTATGGAATAGCCAAGGCAATTAAACTTGGCTTATTGCCTATGCCTAAAAGTGGTGATTGGTACTCATGGCATTACCAAGGACCAAGGCGCTTAACGGTTGACGCTGGACGCGATGCAAATGCCGCCCGTGAAGATTACAAACTTGGGTTGACTACGTTGCAAGAGTTGTATGCCGAGCGTGGTTTGTATTGGGAAGACGAATTACAAAAAAGAATTAACGAACAAAGAGTTTTATTAGATGCCGCACAACAAGCGGGCATCGATCCGAACCGGGTTCAACTTTTAACACCAAACGGATTACAAGATTCAAATGAATAACGAAACAAAATTATTGGCAATTCATCCGGCATGCGTGCCGAAGGCGCAAGCAATGTTAACAGCAACCGAGTTGCCAAAACTTAGCTTGGACGAAGATGACGAAAAAGAATTTGATTATTATGCCGATTCACGTTTGGCAATAATTCCAATCAACGGCGTTCTTGGTCACAAGTTAAGCGCGGCCCAAAAAGCAATGGGCGGGGTTGATACAGTTGACATAATGCAAGCAGTTGAAACCGCGGCAATCGATGATGATGTTGAAATGATCGTGTTGGATGTTGATTCACCCGGCGGCACTGTCGGCGGAATTCCTGAATTAGCTGAAACCATCGAGGAAGTACAAAGAGAAGGCAAAAAACAAATCATTGCTTACACCGATTCAATGATTGCAAGCGCCGCTTATTGGGCCGTTGCTGGCGCCAATGCAATTTATGCATCGCAATCATCCGAGGTCGGTTCAATTGGTGTTTACATGCCAATTATTGATTCATCATTAAATTTAAAAGAACAAGGCGTTACAGTTGAACTTATAAAAGCCGGTAAATTTAAAGGCGCTGGTTTTCCCGGTGTTGCTATAGACGAAGACGTCAGAAGCTTCTTACAAGCTGAAGTAAATGAGACATACGACGACTTCACTGCATACGTTAACAAGTTTAGGCCGAGCCTTGGAACTGACAAAATGCAGGGGCAAACATTTAGCGGAAAACGTGCCGCGCAAATTGGGATGATTGACGGAATGAAAAAAAATCTTAAATCACTCCTTGAAACGTTGTGAGATTGTGCAAAATGGAGCGCTAGACAGTTATGACCGTGATCGAAGAAAACAAGAAATTGGTTGCTGATCTTGAGGCGTCCAACGCATTAAGTGTTGAGGCTGCCGCCAAGAATGAAGAATTAAACGCTAAAGTTAATGAATTAACTGAAGCAAATACAACCGCCGAAGCAAAGATAGTTGCAATGCAAGATTTGCACGCCGAGGAACTTGAAGCAGAAAAAGCCAAGGTTGACGAAATCGCAAGCAACAAAGCTTTAGAAATCGTTGCTCAACAAGGCGCAGAACCGGCAGAAGAAACAGACGTTAAGCCGGTTGAAAAAACAGAAGCGCAACGATGGGAAGAATATACTGCTTTAAATAAAACTAATCCAAAAGAAGCAACTCGTTTTTATCGGTCTGAAATTAAACCGATTTTAAAATAAATTTTTAACTTAAAAAAATAAGACAATGGCCAATACCTTAGGAGGTGTAAACTTAGCTCAACTGGCACAGTCCAGCTTGGAAGTATTACTAGCGCAGCACACACCAGTTAGCGCATTCACTACTGACTTTTCGGCAGACGTTGCCGATGTAGGCGAGTCAGTAACAACACGAATTGCATCCGCGGTTACTGCCGGGAATGCTGCGAGCGGATATACTGCAAGTGATGTGACATCGACTGCAAAAACCATTACGCTAAACAACCACAAGCATTTCACAATGGGTTTTACCGATTTGGAAATTGCCAAGGGCGGTTTAAACATGCTTGAGCGAACATTTGTTCGCCCTGCCGTTCATGCTGTAACAAATGCAATGATGGATTCCGTACTTGCTCAAGTTGCAAGTGGTACTTTTGGAAATGTTGTTACAGTTACAAGTGCAAACTTTGGCGCCGACGATGTGGCTACTTTAGCCGGCGACATGACAACGCTAAACGTGCCAAAAGCTGATCGTTCTTTAATTATTAAGCCGGCTTATTATGCAAGCTTGGCACAAGACAACGCTATACAAGC